GCTGCCATCATTGGATCTATAATTGCACTGTTAACAGTTCTGCAAAGTGTTTTAATTTAAAAAAAAGGGGAAGGGTTAGTATCTAAACTGATGTCTATCGGGTTTAGATCCTCGACCAAACTTTTTTTGGATTATGTTTCTCATATAGTGCATCCCACATAACCAAGCAAACGAATGAGTATTAATTTGAATTAGAACAAGTGAATCATTATCACAGTTTGTGATACAACAATCATTATAGTAATGATGTTTTATTGATCTAATTCTAAATCGCTTCATAGTCTTTCGGAACAGTGTGGACAGAATCTATAACTTGTCACTACTCGTTTTGATACAAACTTTCCGCACTTGCTGCAGCAAGCGTGTGCTTTCTTTGGAACTTGTAGCTTAAAGATTAGAGGCATTGCTATTGGTTTGGTAACATTTTATTTTATGCAGCTTCAGGTCTTTCACTTTATGGAATATCACATTACATTTTGAACATGCAATAATCATTCCAGATCCTCTAATCCACAATCAATTAGGATTTTTTCTATCTGTTTTTTTTGTTCTGGATTATTAATCATTTCTTCAAAACATGGTTCACAATACCATTTTTTGGCGATCAACATACAGTAATGCACATTAGTGCATCTGTTACAAAATTGTCTTTCAAAAGTCATTAATCTGTTAACATCAAATTTCCACTTAATTTATCCTGTCAGTTTTTTTACACTAAAACCACACGGTAATTTGTAATTAATTAAGTAACCTTAATTAATTCCCCGCATTAAGATAATGCGACCTCTGACGCTGTCGCGTCATAGGCAGGGTAATTTGTAATTAATTATTCTCTTTTTTGGCGCGGAAATTTGTAGACTTAGTCACTGACTCAATGTAAAGGTGTGGGGGTATATCATGTATCTATAGGAATAAGTAAAAACAAGGTAAAAAGGAGGGGGTATGGTAATAGTTTTAACAGTATGTATGGTATCTATAGTATGTATAATCTCATAAAACCACTATATTCATGGAGTATGGTTGCAGGTGTGGGAATAAGAAGAAAATGTCAGGGGTGTGGATATAATACCTTAACAATTCCGGTGAATCCTTTGAGGTGTTCGGGGTGTGGTAAATTCTATTGATTGAATATATAATATTAATTTCTGTTATTGCTGCAGGGGTTTGCGGTATAATAATAACTAGAAACGTGTTCGGTTCTAATGAAATACATGGTAAGCTTAAAAATAGATACTTAGAATATATCGAATCCTTAGAAACTGATAATAAAAAACTGAATGGAAAATTAAACCAACTCAAAAAAGGCGTAACATTATCCAAAGATGAAATAGATGATGATAATCCTCTTGGATCAATTTCTGCATTAATTCAGCAATTTGCACCTATGCTGCCTAAATCAGTTAGACCTTTTCTAAGTGATCCAAAATTAATGAAGTATGCGGAAAAAATGATTTCTGAAAATCCCGAACAGATTAAGGGATTAATAGCAAAGTTTGTCAAAACTGGAAAAGATGGAAAAAAAGATGAAATTTCAGATAACGAAAGCTTATCGGTATGATAATAAATTGTGTACCGCTTGCTATTTGGGATATGGTATAATTTGGAATGGCATCAATTTTAAACTGGATAAGTGCTTATTCTGCAGAAATCCGTTAAAAATCGATAAATAAAAGTACGAGTATCGTATTATATGGTATCGATATCAAACTTACTTACTTTAGGCTTAATTGGCGGCGGTATCTTAGCTTTTTATAAATTGGGCGGCGCTGGTGGAATTGGTTCAAAAATTGGCGGCGGCTTTTCAAGTTTATTCGATTCGTTTACAAGTTCTATTTTTCCAGTAACTAACGCTGTAGGAAGATTAGCAGAAAACGTACAGAATCCAGCTCTTAACCCTTTCTTAGTTGCGTGGGAAAGATTCATGGAATCTATAACAAAAGATCCAAATACAGATGAGGGAAAATTTGAGCCGTCAGGAGAGGGCACAGAAAAGGCAGAATATGATCCTTATGATCCGTTTAAAACTACATCAACAAACCCTATGACAGAAAATGATAATTTTATTGCAGCTAACCAAAGTCATCCGACATCATGGAATTTAGAGAGTTTAAGCGGCGTTACTATTACGGGAATGTATAACAGTTCCACTGGCGGTTCTGGCGGCAGTTCTACTGGCGGCGGTGCTGGCGGCGGTTCGGGTGCAACAACTACGGGCAGTTCTACTGGCGGCGGTTCTACTGCAGCAAGCAGTTCTACTGCAGCAAGCAGTTCTACTGCAGCAAGCAGTTCTACTGGCAGTAATAATGCTGGTGGTAGTTCTGGCAGTCAAACTGGCGGTTCTACTGGCGGTTCTACAAGTCGAGCAAAAGGAAGGGCGACAAGATATGGTTAGGGTTAGGACTGTTAAGATTTATGAAAGTCCTTTAAAAGATTTAAAGATAAAGAGAAAGAAAAGGGTTAGTGCAAAACAATTAGCAGCAAGAAGGAAATTTTCCAAAATTATGAAGTCAGGCGGATTTAAAAGGAAATCGGCACTGGCCCGCACCAAAAAACGCCGAAAAACACCCACTAAGCGCCGAAAATCGACAACAATAAAAACAAGTAAAACAAAAAGAAAAGCAATGGTTTCAAGAACAAAACGATATTCAAGGCGCGCAAAAAGTGGCGGCTTGAGAATTGGATCAAGTTTGAAAACAGGAATTATAGGAGAAGTAGTCAAAGGTATTGGCGCGGGATCTTTAGTTGGTATGGTTATGGGTAAAGTATTGCCTAATAGTCCATTAACACCTATTGTATCGACTGGCGCAGCCTTTTTGGCTGGCGGGGTTACTGGCGGAATCGCGCAAGTGGTTCTTTCAGGTGGACTCTCTAGCTTTGGCGGTTTGTTTGGCGGCGGAATATCAGCACCTCAACAGGAGTTCGGAGTATAATGGTTCTTCCAGTACAACGAACATACCAATTCCAAGGTGCAGCACCAGCTTTTAATGTGCCAGTATTTATGGCAGATTTGCAAACACTTCAAAATAATTTCCTAGTTTTAACGCCAAATGTAATACAAGACATGGTAATGAATCCACCATTAGCAGCGACACAACTTTACGAGTTTGTTCTTGTTAAGAATGGAAACGCTACATCAGTTCGTGCTTTTAGTACGGCTCTAAATCCAAATTCTAGTGGGAGAGTTTCCATAGGAAATGTTTCAATGAGCTCAGGCAATTACCAATGGCAAGCGACACAAACTGCAGGCGTTTTGGCAAATCCGCAAATCCTAGTCCGTTACGGAGCACCCTTAAACTAAGGATGTAAAATAACGTGCCTTTTTCTTTTAAACAAAGTCAACCAACAATTTCAGATGTACCTCTCCTTTATCCTATTAGGGTAGTTTGTCTTGCTGGTGTTCAAACAAATATCTCATTCCCTGATCAGTTCTTGGGGAGAGCCATTGCAATTAAAATTACGAACAACGATGGGGCGAACAGCGCTACTTATGATTACAATTTGAATAGAGTATTTGCAAATTTAGCTGCATCATCTTTTGATACAGTAGACAGTGCGGTAGTTAATTACATGACAATAAATGCAGGTGCTGCAGGGACAGTTCTAGTTGAAGCCCAAGTATTACCAATAATAAAATCAGAGCCGCAAATCGAGGTTCAAGTATGAGCTTTGGCGGCGGCGGTTCGGGTGCTGCAGGAATTACAGCACATCTGCATAACACGCAATCAGGAGAAGGCGGAAATTTAAAAGGTAATCAAAGTATTGTATTAGGATCTAGTATTTCATTTAATGCTGGTGCTGAATTGCCTATTGAGGTATTACTATGACCGATCCAATTACAATAGGTTCAGCTGGTGTAAAATTCATATTTAGTGCAGACACGGTCGGAAAGTCATTCTCTAATACTTATGCCAGTACGGGCACCTCAGTCGTTTATACCGTTCCAGCAGCAAAAGTCTTTTGGGTTTTACATTGTTCGATGTCGGCGGGTTCAGACTGGGCGACATTAGATGGGAGTATATTGGCGAATGGAATTAAAATTTGTTCTATTGTTTGCGCTTCAGCCGAAGGCAATTCAAACTCTTTCAGTATGGACACGATGGTAAAAATAACAGCAGGTCAAACAATTTCATTTTATAGGTCGTATGGAAATGGACAGTCTAAGTATGGAATGGCAGTAGCGGGGATTGAAACTAGTGCCTAATAATAAAATTGTTTGTCGAGTATGTGAAAAATCATTAGAAAAACATACGGGAAAACAATTAGAACATTGTAATTTAGTTTTAACTTTAATGGGGAAATCTAATGATTAGTAGGTTAAAAATTGCTGCCATCATTGGATCTATAATTGCACTGTTAACAGTTCTGCAAAGTGTTTTAATTTAAAAAAAAGGGGAAGGGTTAGTATCTAAACTGATGTCTATCGGGTTTAGATCCTCGACCAAACTTTTTTTGGATTATGTTTCTCAT